CTCTACTGGTATGAACCGGAAGACGACCACACACCCCTCCCCCTGCACAAAGTCCAAATGTGGGAATGCCTCTCCGGGTCCATCGAACTCTGGCGCAAAGAGCAGCTCAGTGACGTCCCCGTCCTCGTCAACATGGGCAAAGGCCACCCCCCCATGACCGGCCACTACTGGTTCACCCTCGACTACCTCCCCGAAGGCCAGCCCAGCGGCCACCTCGACATCGGCGACACCGAACTGCTGGAGGAGCACAAAGAAGCCAACGTCATCAAACTGCAAAATGGACAACTCGCCATCTACCCCAACAACCGCCTCAAATGGCTCCCCCTCTCCCTCACCCCCCCCGAAGCCGCCACCACCATCCCCAACTGGCAAGTCGCCACCAACGCCCAGTGGGACGAATGGTGGACCGACTCCGAAGAAATTCTCGGCAACGCCCAATGGGCCTACTGAACGCTGGTGGTGATGGACGGCGCAAATCGACTCCGCTTCAACAATAGACTCCCTCGCCGTTCCATCCACCTCCTTGTTACATGCCCATCATCATTCCGTCATCTTGTATAAACCCCGAAACACTATAAATGAATGAGCTACACCTTTTTGCTGGAGCAGGGGGAGGAATCCTCGGCGGACTCCTTCTCGGACATCGCCCCGTATGTGCAGTCGAGATTGAGCCATACGCTAGGAAGGTTCTGTTACAACGGCAACGAGATGGAGTCCTCCCGTGGTTTCCAATCTGGGATGATGTCACTACATTCGACGGGAAGCCTTGGAGGGGAATCGTCGATGTTGTGTGTGGAGGTTTCCCATGCCAAGACATCTCCGCCGCTGGAAGTGGTGAAGGCATCGAAGGGGCCCGGAGTGGACTGTGGGTGGAAATGGCAAGAATCATCAGTGAAGTGGAGCCATTCCACGTCTTCGTGGAGAACTCGCCAATGCTCACTTCTAGAGGGCTTGGACGTGTTCTCGGAGACCTGGCCGAAATGGGGTATAATGCGCGATGGGGAGTGCTGGGAGCAAACGCCGCTGGAGCCTGTCATAATCGCGCCCGAATCTGGATACGTGCCGACTCCATGTGCGTCGGACTACAAGGGAGGGGCCCGGAACGGAAGAGACAGCGAGTTCAAACATTGGTTAAAGCGCAGGCATGGGAACAGCTATCCGCACCCGCAACGTGTGGAGGAAATGATGCTGTGGCCTATCGGGTGGAGCGAACTAGAGCCCTTGGAAACGGACAAGTTCCGGGAGTGGCTGCGCTCGCATGGAAGCTATTGGAAAGCTGACGAATCCGCTGATGGAACGCACGAACGTCAAGCATGTAACAAGCAGATAACACACTAGCGACACATGCACACCTCCCGCCAATCCCACACCCGCAAAGCCATCCAGCGCGCCTCCGAGCGCGGACGCCGCATGGCCAACCAACGCTGGAAGCTCGACCGCGAACGCCGCGCCGCCCTCGCCGCGCTCGACACCACCGACCCCCTCCGCGCCCCCGGCCAGATCGTCCGCCGCATCATCATCATCGACGCCGACCAGGTCGCCCACGAACTCATCATTCGGGACTACCACAGCACCCGCGCCATCAACCGCCTCCTCGCCCCCCACCGCCTCGTCCTCAAACGCAAACCCTGATCCTCCCCCATGCCCCTCCTCGACCCCCAGCTCGCCACCGCCCTCCACCAGCGGCAGACCCCCAGCCCCGTCGTCGACCCCATCCCCCTCGAAACCCTTCTCACCCACACCGAAGCCACCGCCCTCACCCTCTACAACGCCCGGGAGGAAGTCATCCAAAACATGATCGACTACCCCCTCGAGTGCGCCTGGGTCCCGCAGGACTGGTGGCTCTTCCTCCACGAACTCAGCCTCAAGCGCATCGCCTACCCCGGCGCCGTCCTAGAGCTCTACATCTCCGGCGGCATCCGCTCAGGCAAATCCTTCGTGTGCGCCATGCTCGTCGTCTCGCACCTCATCTACACCCGCAAAGCCGGCATCTTCTGCCTCTCCCGCACCGACAACACCTCCCAAAAACTCCAGCAAAAACCCATCGAACACTTCATGCTCGAAGAATTCATGGGCGGCAGCAGCGGCAAAATCGCCCAACAACGCAATCAAAAACTCAAATTCAGCGGCGGCAAATTCACCGACAACAAACTCGAACGCTACCTCACCGTCCTCGACGAAACCGCCACCCCCTTCAAAGGCGGCGGCGAACTCGAATTCCGCTTCTTCTCCCAAGAAGTCGAAAGCTACCGCGGCTACGCCCTCACCACCGTCTGGTCAGACGAAGCCATCCCCGTCAACCACGTCGAAGCCCTCTACGACCGCCTCGTCTCCCGCGCCGTCGACACCACCCAGGCCGCCCACCGCCAGCGCATCCTCATCCTCGAACGCCAACTCGCCCGCCTCGCCGCCGGAGATCCCACCACCCCACGCCCCCACCCCGCCCAGCTCGGCGCCCTCATGCACGGCGTCCACCTCATCTCCTACACCCCCGAAGAAGGCTACACCGCCACCGTCCGCCGTTACCTTGACGGCGCCCACCGCCCCGAAAAGCACCTCATCACCGCCCCCGAACTCGACGGCAAACCCGGCGTCACCGACCCCCGCGTCCCCAAAATCGCCTACCCCACAGACCCCACCCGCCTCGTCGGCTTCCTCCACACCAGCGCCAACAAAATCGTCGACAGCTACACCGAACTCTCCCGCAAAGCCGCCGACTGGGACGAACGCACCATCCGCATCAAACTCTACGGAGACGCCGCCCAGGCCGACGAACGCCTCTACCACAGCTTCTCCGACCGCCACCTCACCACCTGGGAGCACCTCCCCCGCATCGCCTCCCTCTACGAAGTCGTCGACCCCGGCGGCTCCAAACCCTGGGTCATCACCTGGTGGCTAGTGGACCCAGCCGGCCGCTCCTACCTCGCCCAAGAATGGCCCACCCCCGGCTGGCGCGTCGACGGCTACGACCTCGGCCCCTGGGCCGTCCCCAGCAAAGGCGACAAACTCAATGGCGACCCCGGCCCCGCCCAAAAGACCCGCCTCGCCTGGTCCCGCGCCCACTACATCAAACAAATCTGGGAAGGCAGAAAGCGCCTCATCGACAAACTCGCCGAAACCGGCACCCCCTGGCAAGGCCGCACCCAGACCGGCCCCCTCACCTGGACAAACGGCTGGACCCTCGACGGCACCTTCGCCCTCCCCGAAACCTCCCTCATGGACTCCCGCTTCGCCGGAGCCCCCACCGAAAGCAAAGGCCAGCACACCACCGTCCTCGAAGCCATGTATGACGAAGAGCACGCCATCCCCTTCGACCCCGCCGCAGGCGTCTCCCTCGACGAAGGCGACACCATGATCAACACCGCCCTCAACACCGACCTCCTCGGCCTCCCCGGCCTCCTCATCAACACCGAATGCCAGAACACCCTCTTCACCCTCCGCACCTACACCCTCCCCCCCTACCGCGACACCACCAGCTACAAAGACGAAGCCTGCAAAGACTACCGCGACCCCATCGCCTACCACCTCCTCAGCAACCCCCGCTACCGCGACCGCACCACCCCCGCCGCCCCCGCCTGGAGCGGCTACTAACTCACCCCCAAAACACACCCATGAACGACCTCACCCTCGAAACCGAAATCGCCACCCGCCACGGCATCCCCCTCGGACGCCTCCGCGACTGGCGCAAAGACAACACCCTCATCGAAGGCACCCACTGGCAGCGCCAGCCCAGCAAAGCCATCGCCATCACCCCAGCCGGCTACACCGCCATACTCGCCCAAGTCCAGCTCGATCCCGACAGCGCCCTCGAAGGCGACCCCGAAGACACCCCCACCCAAACCACCCCCACCATCCCCCTCAAAGTCGCCCGCAACCAAGGCCTCAACCCCCGCCTCCTCCGCTGCCTCCTCATCGACCCCATCGAAGGCATCGGCCCCCGCGTCGCCGTCCGCCTCATCACCCCCCGCGTCGCCACCCGCCACTTCAAACCCGGCACCACCATCGAAGCCACCCCCACAGACACCCCCGACATATTTGAATACCATGGCCCGAAACCCCGCACACTCCGCATCTAACGCCTCTTGGAACCCACCTGAGACCGCCCCGTCAGGCACTCTCATTATCGGCGACTTTGGCTACCCATGGCCCCAGCCCGCCATCTTTGACCCTTATGACGACCAGTGGATCGTCGTCCACGTTCAGGCCCAACTCATGGAAAACGCCGCATACAACTACTGGCTTGAAACCGAAACCGAAAGCCCACTACAACTCAAACGCTGGCAGCCCATGCCCACCCTCCCAAAAACCTCAATCAAAACCCCCAACCCCCCCAAACAAACACCATGACACCCACCCCCACCTTCTACCCCATCATCGACAACGGCATGGGCCTCTCCGTCACCTCCTGGGCCTTCTCCATGCTCGCCGCCATCCGTGGCGAAAGCGTCTTCTGCCACATCTCCACCCCGTATCCCGGCTACGCCATGAACATCGCCACCCGCCACTTCCTTGACAGCCCCTGCCAGGAAATGGTCGTCATCGACACCGACCTCGTCTTCACCCCCGACCACCTCGCCGCCCTCATGGAGCACCACGAACCCCTCGTCTTCGGCCTCTACGGCAAGCGCAAGATCCGCTTCGACCCCCCGCTCACCCCGCTCCCCGGCCAGGAAGACCCCAGCAAAACCGACGGCATCTTGTGGGAAGTCGCCAAGACCGCCCGCGGCTTCATGCGCGTCCACCGCAGCGTCTTCGAGAAAATGCGCCCCCACGTCGGCACCCTCAAAGGCACCGAATTCGGCGACCTCCCCAATTACTGGCCCACCAACCCCGACGGCACCTCCGAAGACTTCGCCTTCTGCGCAAAGTGGCGCGAACTCGGCGGTCGCATCCTCATCGACAAACGCATCTTCGTCCGCCACGCCGGACAAGTCCTCTACCCCGTCGCCAAATGAATCCAACCCCCACCCCCACCCATGTGTGACAAACTCCTCACCCGCGCCGAAGCCCGCCACCTCCTCGCCCAAGCCGGCATCGGCATCTACCGCTCCCGCCTCGTCCTCATCGAGATCCGCCCCCACCCGCACAATCTCCACCAGCGCCAGCTCTGGCTCAAGTCCGCCGTGAAGAATTGGATTGACAACCACCTCCACGCCCCGCAATCTGCCCACGTCGTTCCTGGGGAGGAAAGCAGACCGGCGGGTGTCACACACGCCCGCTCATGACATCCACATCCGCCCCCGGCACCCTGCCAGACGTGATCGACCCCGCCAAGCCCCTCGACGGCTGGCGCGTTGACGACGCCCTGCGCGAACTGCAAGCCGCCGTCGGAGACGCCACCTGGTTCACCGCCCTCATGGAGCGCAACGAACGCACCCGCCAGTGCTGGTGGGCAGGCAAGAACGGCACCGGCCGCAAGACCGACAAACCCGGCCAGCCAGCCATGCCCTGGAACAACGCCGCCGACCACGAAGTCCACCTCACCGAGGAGATCCTCCGAGACCGCCAGGCCATGTTCCTCGCCGCCCTCGCCAAAGGCGCCCTCTCCGTCATGCCGCAGAATGCCGATGACGCCCCCCGCAGCCAGCGCATGAAGCAAGTCCTGCGTTACTACCTCACCACCGCCATGGGCAGCAACTTCGCCACCATGGGCCTCCGTGCCGGCAACTGGGCAGACCGCACCGGCCACAGCCTCGTCTACGTCCACTGGAAGGAAGAGCGCGGCGCCGAACGCCGCATCGTCACCCGTGAAATGCTGGAGGCCGCCCTCGCCCAGCAGCTCACCCCCCAGACAGACCCCACCGACCCCATGGCCGCCGAAGCCGACATGGCCATGATCGCCGAAGACGTCCCCGTCATCCTCGAAACCATGCTCATGGATGACACCCGCACCGACGAACTTGCCAACTTGATCCTCCTTCTCGATCCCGGCCTCGCCGCCCGTGGCCCCACCGGCCTCAAAGAAGCCCGCCGCGCCGTCAAGCAACTCCGCACCGGCACCCCCGAAGGTGCCGAATACATCTCCTCCTACGTCCGCACCTCCCGCCCGAACTGGGAAACCTTGATGCCCTTCGTCGATGTCTTTTATCCGCCGGAGACCGTCATGGAAGACGGCCTCGACTCCGCCCGCTGGATCGCCCGCGTCCAGTGGCTCTCCGCCCAGCAGCTCCGCGAAGAAGCCGCCATCCACGGCTGGGACAAAGCCTGGCTCACCGAAGTCCTTGAGAAGCACAAAGGCCGCCCGCAATCCTTCTCCACCTACGCCTCCAACATGCCCGAGTGGGCCCTCTCCGGCATGGGCGTCCGCTGGGCTGGCACCAGCGGCACCCTCATCGGCGGAGAATACGGCAAAGGCGAAACCCAGCGCAACCTCTACCAAATCGTCCGCCTCTGGGATCGCGCCACCACCCCGGACGGCCTCACCGCCGTCTACGAAACCGTCCTCCATCCCGACGTCCCAGACAAAGTCGCCAAACGCGAATTGCTCGAACACTGGGACGGCATGTACCCTTTCTTCGCCGTCACCAGTGAGATGACCGAGAAACTCCTCCTCGGCTCCCGCGCCATCGCCGAACTTACCAAGACCCCGCAAGACGCCATCAAAGCCCAGTGGGACTCCCGCACGGACATGGCCAGCCTCACCACCGTCCCCCCCTGGACCGGCCCCGCCGAACTCAAAGGCACCCGCATCTCCCCCGGCATGTTCATCGAACAGTGGCGCGCCGGAACCATCGGCGCCTTCCCACTACCCGGCCCCGACGGACGCTCCATCGAAATCGAGAAAACCCTCCGCGCCTCCACCGACCGCCTCTTCGGCCGTGTCAGCGACAACGTCCCATCGCAGACCTCCATGCTACGCGGCCAGGCCGACCTCGACTGGTTCCTCCTCTCCATCACCCGTGGCGTCCGCCTCACCGCCCGCCTCATCCAGCAGTTCATGCCCCCCCTCACCGGCGCCCGCATCATGGGCACCGGCGAACCCGTCATCGCCGACCGCGAAGAAGTGCGCGGCTCCTTCGACTACAACGTCGCCTTCGACGTCCGCTCCCTCGACCTCGACTGGGCAAAGGGAATGCTTGAATTCATCAACCAGCAGCTCATGCCGCTCGACCGCCGCAGCCAAATCAACACCGGCCCCATCATCGAATTCGGCTTCAACATCCTCCACCCCTCCCTCGCCGCCGTCGCCGTCCAACCCATGGACCAAGTCTCCCAACAGGAAGTCACCGAAGAACGCGCCGCCATCACCGAGATCTTCGCCGGAGGCAGCCCGCCCCTTTCCGAAGGCCAAGACGCCACCGCCCGCTCCGGCGTCATGGTGGAGGAATACCAGAAGTCCCCCCTCCGCCAGCAAGTCATCGCCACCAATCAGCAGATCCGCCAAGTCTTCATCGCCCGCCTCGAACACCACGTCTTCCAGCTCACCCAATACGGAGAGAACGCCCAGACCGGACGCCTCGGCGCCGCCGACCCCCTCAAAGTCCAAACCCCCGCCGAAGAACTCCTCGCCTACCTCAAATCCCTCCCCTCCACCCAATGACCCCCTCACAAAAATCCCGTTAATCCTGCAATCCTGTAAATCCTGTCTAAAATGCCCACCGCCAAGCCAGCCCCCGCCCCCGCGCTCCTCTACCCCGCCCACGGCTGCCCCCCCCTCGGCACCCTCACCGAGGCCGAGCTCACCGCCCAAATGCGCCAGCGCCGCCAGTCCATCCGGGAGCACTGGAATCAACCCTCCGTCAAAGCCATCGTCGAGCTCCTCGAAATGCGCGCCGCCCTCACCACCCGCCGCGCCATTTCCCCGGATGCCACCCCTCATGATCAGGGCCAAGCCTACGCCCTCACCGACTTCCTCAGCACCCTCACCCAGATCCCCGCCACCTCCGAAATCGCGTAAATCATAACGCAGAGATGGGATGAATTGGGATGAGATGAGATGAGACGGGATGAACTCCCATTTTGCCTTTGGCATCTCCCCAAAAATGAGGCAAAACCCCTCACATGCCAGAGCACGCAGTCACCTCCGAAGGCCCCGCCGCTGATGCCACCATCGCCACGATGGGCGCTCCCGAAGCGGCCCCCATGACCGAGGCCAAACAGCGCGCTCTGGCCAAACATTTCTCGCCCGAACAACTTGCCGCGCTCACCAGCGCCAAGACCGCGACTGAGGAGTCGAAACCGGCGGCGCTGGAGAGCGAAGGGGTTCAAAAGCCCAGCGCCGCCGCAACCTCCACCGAAGACGAAATCGTCCTCGACCTCAGCCAGGACACCGAAGCCGACACCACCAGCGCGGACCCCACCGACGACGCCCCCGCCCCCCTCACCGAGGACGACCTCAAGAACCTCGACGAGAAAGCCCGCAAGAAAGTCACCGAAGCCCACAAAGAAGCCGCCAAAGTCCGCAAGCGCGCCCAGGCCGCCGAACAGCAAGCCGCCGAACTCACCGCCAAACTCAAAGCCCTCGAGGAAGCAGACGCCCAACGCAGCAACAGCCTCCCCGCCGAATTCGCCGAACCGAACTCCCTCTCCCACGTCTACAACGACAAAGTCTTGGACGCCTTCGAGGTCGACGCCCGCAACGTCCTCACCATCCTGAAGCACCTCGCCAACGGCGACGAAGTCGACACCACCTACCGCTCCCGCGTCGACGGCAAAGACTACGAGATCGACCACACCTACGCCTCCTGGGCAGCCGGCACCATCCTGGATGCCGACCTCCGCCGCAAACAACTCGGCACCTTGAACCAAGTCACCGAGCGCGCCAGCAAACTCGAAGCCCGCTTGAAGGACACCCCCGGCTTCGCCGACCACCTCAAAGCCATCACCGGCGGCAAGCTCGCCACCGAGTGGCCCCAAGTCCGCGTCGAAGCCGCCATCGGCCGCCTCGTCACCGGCGGCCAGTATCGGCTCATCAAAATTTCTCAGACAGGCAAAGCGGACGGGGCGACGAGCCCGTCGGCGGTCACGGCACCGACCCCAAAGAAAGCACCGACTTCCAGCCCCTCCACCCCCCAGCGTGAAATGCGCGGCTCCATGCCGGGCACCGCACCTGCCAATGGAGACGGCGTGTCCACAGCCCGATTGAGCCAGCTCGAGCAGCAGGCGATGAAAACCGGAAATGCGGACGACGTGAAGGCGCTCATGAAAGCGAAGATGGAGATCCGGAACGCCCAGCGCGCCCGCTCCTGAGCTGAAGCAGAACGCACGGAACGAAACCAAAACCAAACGCCTGCCGGGGACGGCAGCAGCGGCTTTAGCCAGGCCTATGCCTGAACCGAAGTGCCCGTTCCATCCGCTTTTACTCATTCAAAATCATGGCTCAAACCCTTGTTTCAACTCTACCTGTGACGCATGAGGATCTCTCCGACGAGTTGGTCCTTCTCAACCCCGATGAAATGGCTTTCACCTCCATGGTGAAGAAAGGCAGCGCACCCGAAAACGTCGAATTCTCGACCCCCGCAGACATCCGCCTCTCCGGCAGTCTCGGTGGGATCAAGGATCACGAAACGGTCGACCGCACCGCCATCACCAACCAGCACGTCAACCGCGAACGGCTTCGCGGCACCATCCAACACTTCCGCGAAACGCACGGAGAATCCATCGTCGCCCAGAGCGTCATGGACCCAGCCGGCATCTCGGACCTGTTCTTGGATGGCCGCATGAAGGCGATGACCCGCATGAAGGAAGACATGGAACTCACGTTCCTCTCCCAGCAGGACTGCCAGATGGGCAGCACCTCCCTGGAGTTCCTCACACGCGGCGCCTCCATGGCCATCGACGCCTCCGCCCAGCCAAACTCCAGCTACGCCGTCGCCTCGTCCTACCGCCCAGTGGCCGGACAGAACCTCGACG